ACTCACATAATTTTAAACCTTTATATGAATAAACTTGTACAAAAACAAGTAGAAGAAGATGCAGAGTTTTTTGATACTTTAGAAAGTACTCCTGAGTTTAAAAGAATGAAGAAGTTAATTGAGAAAGCTTTATTAGACCAATGGAATGATGTTCTTTTTTCAGGAATAATAAATACTATGTTTAATAAGTATAAGGATTTTATTGTAAAGGGAGGCAAGAAGATACAGATTAAAAAGACAGTTGCTAAAGCTACTAATGAAGAAGAATTAGATGAAGCCATATTGGATAGCTTACAGCAGGATAAATTTTTAGTAGGGGAAAAGGGTATGAAGATGAAACTTTATTTAGCTTTTCTATTAACTTTAGTAAAAACTAATATGAAATCTATTGGTAGTTATTATGATTTTAGAAAGAATATGAATACTTTCTTAAAAACAATGGCAAATAAAGGAGGGCAAGACATAGTATCTGATATAAAAACGCCTAAGCCTATTAAATTTAGATTATCTAATGTTGCTCTAAAAGCAAAAATAACAAAAAGAGTAAATGTATTAATAAAAGATTTAGACAAAGTTACTAGAAAAATTTTAGTGAGACATTTAGCTTTAGGTATTAAGAATGGAGAAACAAAAACACAAATAATTAAAAGGCTACAGAAAACAGGAAAGCAATTTTCAAAGACTAGAGCAAAAAGGATAGTAGATACAGAAACAGAAGCGGCAGCAGAATTTATGAGATATGAGACCGCTAGATTAAATGGAGTTACTACGAGAACTTGGGAAACAGCGGGAGATGATAGAGTTTGTTTTCCAAAAGATACTCAAGTAGTTACTGATAGAGGGGAGAGGGGGATACAAGAACTTAAAATAGGAGATAAAGTATTGACTCGAAACGGTTATAGAAAAGTTACTGCAACTAATAAAAGAAAATATAGTAAGAGTATGACTAGTATAACTACAACTAAGGGGAAGCTAGTGTGTACTAGCGATCATCCGATTTGGGAAAAAGGTTATGGTTGGTTATGTGCGGGAGATTTCAATGTTGGAGATTTCGTTAAGTCTAAGGAGAATAAATATTTCAGGGTGGATAAGGTGAGTAATTTCAGTATCAAGTATGCGTACAACTTTCCATCCATTTTTTATAAGAAAATTATTTTTCCTTTTATCTCTTTGTGCATTAGAATGCCAATATGCTCCATCTGCTTCGAGAGCAATTTTATATTTAGGCAAAAGAAAGTCAACACTATATCTTCCGACTTGTCCTTCTTGGATAAAGGGAATACCAAGTTTGTACAGACTAAGCCTGAAGAGCTTTTCAAGAGAAGTTTCTCCAGTAAATTTACGGTAGCACGAGAAAGAGCAAAAACGCCTAATATCTTTTGCATAAGGCATTACTCTAAATTGTTTAGCACATTGCTCACAAGTTTTATAAGTAGGAGGACGATAACATTTTTCAGAGCAATATGTTTGTATTCCTATTTTATCTCTAAAAACTTTTTTACATCTTTTACAAATAATGTTTCCCATATTTATCCAACGACAGGCGAGGCTACAAACTGTATACCTATGAGAAATACTTTTATTAATTTGAAAAGATTTAGTACATACAGGGCATATTTTAGTAACCTTTTTAGGAGTTCTAGCTTTTTTATAACATTTAGAAGAGCAGTACTTTTCATTTCTGGCTACTCGACTTTTGTTAAGATAAAAGGATTTATTACACCCCTTACAGAGGAGAATCTTACCTTGTTTAGTGCTTTTGTGATAACATTTAGGAGAACAATAGGCATTTTTTCCTCTTATTTTCTTTTCTTTTTTAATGGCTTTACCACATTGATAACAGATATATTGGAACATGCCACACAATTAAGGATTGATTTACTTATAGTATATAGTAGATTGTTAGGCAAATCAATATTTGTTTATGACATACAGGTAGAAGAATACCCAGAATTTTATGCAAATGGGATACTTGTACATAATTGTCCTATATGTGCTCCCTTGGATGGAGTTACTAAAAAAATGAGTCGTAATTTTAATTCAGGAGATTTTTCTGGTAAGTATCCACCAGCTCATGCAGTATGTAGATGCTCAGTTACTTATGATATAGAAGGTAATGAGGCGAGTAATTTTGTATTAAAAAGAGGGGTATTTGAAACTATTGATGATTTGTTTACAAAAGCGAAACAATTAATTTTTTATACTCCTATAAAGACTACTGCAATAAGTGTTGTTAATCCTAATGCGGTATGGGCAGGAGGCAAAACTTTAATAGGTCCCGATAGAGGTATTAGTAAGTTTATTGAAGATATAAAAATATTTAGAGATTATAAGAGAAATTTAAAAAATATATTAATAATGAAAGAAGGGAAATTGGTAGTGGATATATTAAGAGAACAATCAATTTTAACTTTTGGAGTGGATAAGATTTTAGTAGATGCAAGAGATAAATTAACAGATGAAGGATTTGTTCAATTAATCAGGAGTTTTGGAGTTACTAAGAAGATACCAAGTAAAAATATAACTTAACATAACAATATGGAAGACTACAGGTGTTTAAATTGCAAAACCCTACTTTACAAAGCTGCGGGAGATATAGATGTTGAAATTATATGTCCAAAATGTCGGAGGGTTAACTACCCCAACAGAGGAGACCAAGGAGTTGGGTTGAGAGGAATTGACTTTTTTAATAAAGCCAGACAGCTCTCATGCAATGGTTGTAGTAGACCATTATTAAGTTTTATGGGGGTAGGTTTTGTTGAAACTAAATGTAGATATTGCAAAACTGTAGTAGAGTATGGTAGTGTGAAGAATGTAAAAAGTTAAGAAAGAGAAAAAAGTATTGCTATTTATTATAAATATAAATATACTGAACTCGTAAAGTAGGGCAAAGCCCCGAGGACCTCAAGAAGGCCACAAGCATAAAGTTATATAATACTGTTATAAAGCTATTCTGTACGTGGCCTTTTCCTTTATATAAGGTAAGGCAAGAATATTTCAATATTTTAAGCCCACCTTTATGTTTAAATTATCAATACCGATTACAAAGTCATTTCAGAAGAAGAATGGCAAATTTATTGTAGAAGGAATCGCTTCAGACCCGACAATAGATCGAGATGAAGAAAGATTTGATGAAGAGGCAATAGCAAAAATGGTTAAGGGAGTAAATGGAGGTAGTTTACCTATTAGAATTGAGCATGAAGATAAAGTTTATACAGATGTAGGTACTTGGACAAAAGCGTCAATGGTTGATGATAAATTATATGTTAAAGGGGAAATAGATACTGAGATGTCACTAGGAAAAGATATTTCAGTTCTTTTAAAAAGAGGCACTCCTTTATCATTATCCGTTGGTGGTAAGGTTCTAGACGCAGTTTATGAATATGTAACTGAGTTAGGAAAGAATATCAAGATATATAAAGATGTAATTCTTGAAGAAATATCAGTAGTTAAAAACCCTTCTAATTATAATACTTCCCTAGCAATGGCTAAGTCTGTTGATTGGGAGAAAAGTAAAGACGAGGTTGAATACACTACACAAGCACAGCAATTGATTGATACATATAAGAGTATAAGTAAAATTGATGCTGATAAATTTGTTGAAGTATCTAAAGACGAGGAAGAAGTAAAAGCGACAAAAGATAGCTTTAATACTTGGATGGCTGAAGTAGAGCCTAAAGTGATTAGTCTTTTTAAAGATTATTATGAAGACGAATGTTATTGTGAAGATGAGTATAGAGGATTAACTCCTGAGGATTTAAAACTTATTGCTCAGTTGACTACTATATTAAGTGAAGTTGATTTACCTGATGATAATACATGGCCTGCAATATTTGATGATGATGCTTATTGGGAGAATTTAACAGAAGAGATGCAAATTGTTTTATTTAATAGAACAATGACAATGCCTCATCATAATACAGACTTTAGTGTTAATAAAGAGTTATTACTTTATCAATTAAAGAAAGTCGTTGACGGAGTTGGTTGGTATACACCTAAGGAATATACAGCTATCGTTAATCATTTATATATACATTTAAAAAAGTTACAAATTGTTAAATCTAAAACTATGCTTGAAAAACCTAAAGACAATATGAGCGATATTAAAAAACATATCGCAGAACAAGATATCAGTAAGGAGCAATTAAACTTGTTACAAAGTTGCCATAACTTCTCCGTAGGCAAAACAACAGTAGTACCAAGTAACGAAGGCAAAGAAATGACAAAGGAAGAAATTGCCAAATGTTTTGAAGCTTATAAGGAACTGTTGAAAAGCCCACATTTTAATCAAATTATTAACCAATCAGAAACTATGGATAAAACAACTAAAAAGGTTGAAGAAAAAACTGAAGTAGAAGAAACTCCTGTAAAGAAGGAAGAAACTACTGAAGAAAAAACTGAAACCACTGAGGTAGAAAAAGCTGACTCTGCAACAGAGGAAGAAGAAACTACTGAAGAAACTTCTGAAGAAAAAGCTGACTCTGAAACAGAGGAAGAAGAAACTAAAGAAGAAGAAGTTGAGGAAGAAAAGGAAGAGGAAAAAGAAGAAGAAGTTGAGGAAAAGGAAGAAGAAACTACTGAGGAAGAAGCTCCAGTAGAAGATGCTGAAGTTGAGAAAAAACTTACAAAAAGCATCACAGCGAACGTGGAAAAAAGTATGGTAGCAAGGTTTGATAAATCTCTCAAGAAATTGACAGAAATTGTAGACGTTCTTGTTACAAAGTCAGAAGATGTTACTGCTACAGAGGACATTAACGGTCTTAAAAAAGACATAGGAGCTATTAGTGAGACTTTAGAATTAATGTCTAAAGCTTCATTAGGTCGTAAATCTTACGCTACTAACCAAGTGGTTGAAAAATCATTTACAGAAGGAGCGTTAAATAAGACTGAGCAAGAACAAATTGATGCTGGCATGAAAAAAGGCGACACTTTTACTGAAGCTTATAAAGCAGTATTGGCTAAAAGAGTCTAAGCCTAAAAAATATTAATATTATTATTATAGTAAAAATTATATAACAACTTAAATTATGGATCTAGATCAAACATTAGCTAATGTAAAGAAAACACTATCAACTCCTGTTTATATACAGGGTGCGATTATCACAAGAGAAAACCTTTCAGGATTTGTTAACAGACTTACTGAAAAAGAAACGCCTATTAGAGACAGATTAATGCGTAAACCTGGTAGCGGACTTGCTGCTTCATGGAATGTTCTTACAAGTATGGGTGTAGGTAACTCTCCTTTTGCGGAAGGTGGTACACCGACAGAAGACGCTTCAAACTACGCTAGAAGAAGTGCTATCTATAAAGAATTAGGTAAAACTAAATCTATTACAGATAAAATGCTTGCGGCAGGTAAGACTTTCATGGATCAAGAAGCTGAACAAACAGAAGTAGCTATGAGAGAAGTAATTCAAGACGAGGAAAGCTTGATTGTTACGGGAGATAGTGGAGCAGTTGCTACCCAATTTGATGGGTTAGACACACTGATTACTACTAATCTTACGAATGATAACAACAACGCGCTTGGATTCAGAACTGACTTGCTTGATGCTGAGATCAGCAACCTTATTAATACTTACGGAGTAAGACCTACAGCAGTTTACTGCTCATACGGTATGAAACGTGCTATTAACCAAAGTTTAGCTGGTGATGTTCGTGTTAACATCAACCAAGGGCCTCAAACAGAACTAGGAACTGGATTAGACATTACTTATTACCAAAGTATGGTAGGTAAATTACCTATTGTAGCTTCATTTGGTATTGCAGACGATACTACTACATACGCAGGGTTCACAGTAGGTAGTATTTATATCGTAACAGAGAAATGGGCTGGTTCTGAAGTTTTATACATGGAAGATTTATATGGTTTAGGAAAATCAATGCTTGACAGAACAGGAGCAGCGATTAAATTTATGGTAACTGAGGCAACAGTATTAGTGTGCCGAGCAGAAGAATTCCAAACTGTAATTTCGAATATTAGAATTGCTTAGTAGAATTTGTCAAGGGGGTGGGTAGTATCTACCCCCATTGGCACAAATATTTAATTAAACATTTTAAACTATGAATAGAACGCTAAGAAAGCTATCACAAATTTTAGGTGGTATAGGAAAAGATTATATTGTGGATACCGTTCAAGGAGGGTTTCCCGTTATACAGTCAATGATTGATGTAGAAGCTGCGGAAGCGGCTGATGTGTTAACATCTACTGTATTAGCGGCAGCAGTCACTACAACGGTTGACGGATTAAGCGGAGAGCCAGATGCCTATAGATGTGTGTCTGTTACAGGTAATCAAGGTACAGTAGCAGGTACAGTAATTGTTCGTGGGTATGATTGGTCTCGACAAGTAGTAGAAGATCACATAGTTGCCTCAGGGGTATCTACTGTGGAAGGAGTAGTTCCATTTGATGAAGTATTTGAAGTTGTTCTACCTGCAAGGGTAGCTTTGGCAGATGCAATTTCAGTAGGTACTTCAGACAAATTAGGAGCGTATCGACCTGTTAAAGATTTTGCGGATATTAGTTGGATTCAATTAGAGAGAAAAGCGACTGGTGTAGGTGCGTATTCTGTAGAAGGTGCTCCACCAACAGTTGATTCAGAGTATGGAACTTTCAAACCAAATGGAGGTATAGTAGGAGATGATTCGTTCAAAGCGGCGTATTTAACAGAGTTATTCTAGTCCTATAGTATCCGTCTTTTTACATTAAAGGCGGATATTTAGGAGAGTATATAACTCATTTAACACTCAAAAATATGGCTGAAGGAGTAACAGGCTTTCGATCTATTACAATGACAACAATGATGCAGGACTATAATAGTCCAAAGATAAAAAAGTTTTTTGTCAGTGATGTAGATGGGGACGCTACAGATATATATTATATTCAGGCGGCAGGAGTAGATGGAGAAAAATGTCTTCGTCAGAGGTTATCGTATATTACAGCAAGTGGTATTAAGAGCATACAAAAAGAAACTTGGGAATCTAGCGTATGGAGTAGTGCTTGGGATTTATAAAACAATTAGAGTACCCCGACCTAAAAAAAGTTTTTAGGTTTAGATTTCTGACTACAAGCTAACGCTTGCATACAAAATAATATTTTGATCACAGAAACTATATGAGACAAGTGATACACAAGGGACAACACCTTTTAAGACACAAAGCGGAGGAAGTAGGCTATCTGAATGCTACCTTAGGAGCTAGTATTAAGACTGTTAAAGACGCATTAGATTTGTTTGCGACTCTTAATATTAATTTTAGTTGGAAAGACCCCGTAGCTACTAAAGCGGCTTTACCTTTAACAGGAAATACTTTAAGTGATGCTAGAATGGTTCAAGATGATGGAGATGGTAATACGTCTTTGTATGTTTGTATAGCTACTTCAGGAGATGTTGATGCACAATGGCAGAAAATAGCGGATGTAGATTGGGAAGGAGATATTAGTCAATTACAGAGTGATGTTTCTACATTGCAAGGTGAAATGACTGCTGTAGAAGGAGATGTTTTTACATTGCAAGGTGAAATGGCGGCAGTAGAAATAGATGTTTTCGGGCTACAAAATGCAGTTAGTATATTACAGGGAGAGATGACTGATGTTCAGGAGGAAGTGATAGATAAGATGACGCTTACAATTAATGATGATTTATCTGGGTTATTATATCTTAGGGTTGGTGTTGGTAGTAAGATAGAAAATAGAACAACAAAATAATTTAATAACTTAATTTATGAGACAAGTAATACATAAAGGGCAACATCCATTGAGGCATAAATCGCAAGACGTTAATTATACTTATGCAGGACTCCCTTCATTAAAAACTGTTAAAGATGCTTTAGATACCGCTTTAGGAGTATCTTCTACATCTTGGAAAGCTCCAGTAGCCGATAAACCTTCCTTACCTTTGGCAGGTAATTCTATTAATGATGTTAGGGCAGAACAGTCAGGGTCAGCCATTTATCTATGTATTGCTACGGCAGGTGTTGTAGACGTACAATGGCTAGAGATTACTAGTCCAGGAGCGACATTTGATTTAGGAACGCCAGACGGTGCAATTTTAAAGAAGACAGGAGCTAATACAATGGGAGAAGTTACAGCTATACCAGAAAGCTTAATTGTAGCTAATCATGCTCTTTCAAGTTTTACTAATGATGCAGGGATACAAGAAAAAGGAGTAACATTAAATGCTTTTAATTTAAATTGGGCTTTTAATAGAAATTCGGATGACCCTACTTCACAAAATATTACTCCAATTTCAGGAGCTTCTTGGACTAATCCAATTGCAGTGGCTTTGAGAACTATATCAGTAACAGGCGCGGCTTTAACAGCTCAACAAATTTATACTTTTGCGGGAGTTGGAGATGATACTACAGTATTATCAGGAAGTACGACTGTTTATTTTAGAAGTAAAAGATATTGGGGACCAAGTGGTACTGTATTAAATGCTTCAAGTACAGGAGCACAAGTTAGAGCGGCTCTTTCAGGAAGTGAATTTGGTACATCTAAAGCAGTATCAAAGACTTTTGATGCTAGTGCGGGTAATCAGTATTTATACTTTGCTTATCCGAAATCTTGGGGAGCACCTTCAGGTACTCTTTTTGGAGGATTTGAATTCTCAGATTATACTTTATATACAATAACTAACTTTGAGAATGCTAGTGGTCATACTGAAGATTATTATCTTTTGAAAACAAATGGTCAATATAATGGTTCAAGTTTGAATTGGGAAATTTATTAGTAACTAAACAGTATGACGTTAATTCAAGGAATAAATGTAGGTGCTCCTGTAGTGCCTTACGACTCAGCAGATAACCAGGCTTCCCATAGAGCAACTTATGGTGAGGGAGGTTTGCGAACAGTTACAAATAACACAAATAGAAACGCCATTTATGGTAATAGGTCTGAAACTGGAATGATGGTGTATGTATCAGATGACGATAAATACTACAAATTAAAAAGTGGCTATACACCAGGAGGATTAGTAGATGCAGATTGGGAAGAATTAACTTTTGGAGGTACTTCTTATTGGCAAAGAACTGGTACAAATTTAAGCCCTCTTAATTTAGGTGATGATGTAGGTATTGGAACAGCTACTCCAGGTGAAAAATTACAAATTTATGGAGATAAAGCAGGTATGCTAGTTTGTGGTATTGAGAATCCAAGTAGTGATGCTGGGGTTGTAGTTGGTTCTTTATATAAATTAACTAATGACGATTCTTTTTGGGCTGGAATAATGTTACTTAATAGTGGGTCTACTATAGGATCAGGTGCTTTTGCTAATTCTTTTGCTGTTTATAATCAAGGATATGCGGATACTGTTTTTGCTGTAGATGGTAATAAAGATTTTGTATTTTATTCAGACCCTTCAGATAGTCATGATTTTTCTTCTTTAGCAAATGAAATCGCAAGATTAAAGGCTTCTGGAAAGTTTGGTTTGAGCGTAGCAATACCAAAAGCAGGGTTGCACGTAGCAGACGGGGCTACTTCAAATATAACTGAGGGATTATTAGGGGAAATGGCGATATCTAGTGCTACAATGCCTAGAATTTGGTTTGAAGATACAGGAGAGGGGGCAGGAGACAAGGTAATGGCTATTAGTTATTTTAATGAGAGAATAGAAATTTCATCTTTAAATGATGTAGGAGACACTTATGATAAACAAGGTATTTTAGTAATTGATAGAGATAATAAAGTAGGTATTGGGGAAACTTTCCCTGAGTATCAGTTAAATTTAGCATCCGCAACAGCGGACAATGCTATTATTTCACTTGACCAATATAATGATGACAGTAATCGTCCTCCTTATATTTATCTTAGAAAATCGCATGTAGATAATATTGAAGGTTTGGTTTCTACTATAGATGAAGAGATGTTAGGAGGTATTTATGCTATGGGTGTAAATTCTTCAAATGCAAGAGATTTACAAGGCTCTGCTGGTATTTTATTCAGGCAAGTAGGAGCGGCTGGTACTTATGTAGGAGGAGAAGTTATATTTAAAACTAAAGAGAGTACTGACATGGTACTAAGGAATAGAGTAGTAATTTCTGACACAGGTTTAGTGGGTATTAATACATTAACCCCAGATTATGCTTTATCAGTAGTAGGAGATGATGCTACTACTAGTTCTATAGAATTACAAAGATATAGTAATAATGTTGGTGGTTCTGCTTTTAGGTTTAGAAAATTTAGAGGTACTATTGGAAGCCCAGCACAAGTACAAGATGATGATTTAGCAGGAACTTTAAATTTTGCAGGTTATATAGATGGGGATATGAGAGATTTGGCATATTTTCATGCTCTAGTAGACGGTACGCCTTCTGCGACAAGTTACCCTTCAAGATTTGAATGGTGGACGACTACAGAAAATTCTGTTAGTCCCGATAAGAAAATGGTTTTGACTAATGCTGGTCAACTAGGGTTAGGTACAGCTACACCAGTAGCAGATAGTGAAGTAAATGGTTCTATTGGTTATAAAGTTACAACTGTCTCTGCAACTACTTATATTATTTTAGTTACAGATAATACTATTGAGGTTGATAGAACTGCGACTGATTCTGTTATTTTATACTTACCTAGTGCGGCTCTGTGTTATAATGCGACTGACGGCATAGGAATAAGATTTTTAATTAAAGATACAGGGTGTAATGCGGCATTAAAGAACATTACTATACAAAGAAATGGTAGTGATACTATAATTAATACTGCTCTAGCGCAAACATCACATCTTGTAAGTACTGATGGAGCGAGTGTTTGGGCACAAGCTATCAGTGCTACTGAATGGATAATATGTTAATAATTTTAATTTATATATATGGGAATGAATGAAAGATTAAATACTAAAGAGGATATGGTTATTACTGAGGGATTATTTTTAAGAGAAAATATCCCTAGTGATTTAGATATGCTTTATGAAAAAGGGATTGTTAGAAATGGGTTAGATTATTATTTTACATTTTCAAGTGGAAGTGTAACTCTAACTCCTGCTTCAACAGGTTTTGAAAAATTAGCTATTGTGCAAAAAACTAAAAATTCTAGTGCGCCTCCAGCTATTAAAGATGGGCCAGAAGTAGCGACTTCTACAACAAACATTGCGACAACATCTTCTTCACCTACAGTAAGACCTTTATTTGTTAATGGAGCACCAGATATTTATAGGTATCATGGTTGGAGATATGCTAATACTAGCGGGACAAATCTTAAAATAAATTACCTAGAAACTAATTCAGAATCTAATTCAGGTACTATCGATATTAGTTTATATGCGGTACCCGATGATGGATTTAATAATCCTGATTGGGCTAATAAGGTACTTATAGAAACAAAAGTAGGAGTAGGGGCAGGAACATTAACACAAACTTGGGCTGATTTCAGTATTGATCTTGATAATGGAAGTAATGTATGGATTGTTTTTATAGGTTCAAATGCTTCCGATACTGATTCAGATTGGAATTTATATTGTGCTCAATCAGCGACTACGACTTTAGCGGCTGGAATAGCTACTATAAGTAAAATATCAGATGATAGCGGAGCTAATTGGAGTGCGGGTTTACCTAATAATGGTTCTTGGAAAACAGCTAAGTCAGGAGGGGTATCTTTAGTTTACCCAGATGCAGATACAGATAATGTTAATTTGTCTTATATAGGAGATTTGACAACGCCTATTGATGAGAATACTGATGATGTTGTGGTAGATGCGCCTACGGGGACTGAAGTACAATTTTTACCGATACACAAATATAGACTTTAAATTTATCAATAATTAAATAGTATGACTTTAATAAGTGGAATAAATGTAGGAGCACCAGTAGTACCATACGATTCTGCGGATAACCAAGCCTCCCATAAAGCAGTTTATGGAGAAGGGGGTTTAAGAACCGTTGTGGATAATACGGCTAGAAACGCTATTTATGCAAATAGGGCTGAAGTAGGGATGATGGTTTATGTTTCAGATGATGATAAATATTTTAAATTAAAAAGCGGTTACACGCCTGGAAGTATTGTTGATGCCGATTGGCAAGAATTAGCTTTGGGTGTTGAAACTTATTGGCAAAGAACATCAACTTTTTTACACCCATTAAATGCTGGAGATAGTGTTGCCATACCAAGTGGTAAGCTTTATGTTGGAGAAGCTGTAGATGCAGCAGCAGATTTTTCTGGAGCGACTGCTGTATTTAATCATACAGATACAGGATACATTAATCCTATAAATGTGGGTGCAGTTGGAGCAGCTACCTCTGGCGCTGTGGAAGGGGCTGGGCTATTAGGATTTGGAGCTGCTAGTGGTATTGTTGCGGCAATGGGTGTTTATGGGCAAGCTGGGGTGAGTGATGGTGCTACCGATACAGGAGAGGCGCATGGGGTTCATGGGGTAGCTATTAGTGGTAGGACTAATGGAAATAATATTGGTGTATATGGATTTGCTACAGGTTCTTCTGTAGCAGATGATAATTATTCTTTTTATGGTTCTGGAGGAAGATTATTTAATAATGGTAAAGTATTAATTTCGCATGAAACAAGTGTTTCAGGTTTTGTGGGAGTAACTTTTGACTTTACGCATTCAGGACTACACAACCAACCAACCGCCTTTACAGTAAATCTAACCAATCAGACTAATGCTAATGCTAGTATGCTTGGTCAGAAGATTAATATTGACCCTCAAGTATCTAATGCTGGTTTAAAGGCTGATACTACTGGTTTATTTATAGAAAATATATCGGCGGCAAATACAGGTGAAAGTGCTCTTAAACTTGGAGGCCCTTGGAAATATGGTATATATTACTATACTGATGAATCTGGAGTGACAGATGTTCTTGCTCCTCAGTCAATTTATGTATATCAAAAAACATATACTGGTGGAGCTAGTGCTAAAGGTTTAAATATTAATGTAGTAGATGGAAGTGCGGCAGGAGCAGATTCTTTAACTGGGTTAAATCTTATACTTACAGCGAAAGAAGTAGGCACTACTATTAGAGGTATAGATTTAAACCAAAATGGAGTGACTCCTGACACAGCGGCTACTGGTATGAGATTGTTAGGAGATTGGATTTATGGAATACAATTTTCAGGTGATTTTAGTACAAATGTTATTACAATGACTACATCCACACCAACCTACGCTATTAATATGGGAGCGGGTACTGGTGGTGGTATTCATATATTAAATGCAGTTAATACAAATGCGGTAAACGCTTGGGGTATTCGTGTTAAGAGTTCTGGTCAAACCAATCTTAGTTCACCTTCCAGCAAGTCAGGTAGTATTTGGGGAGAAAATGACCACGAAGATGGTGTTGGTGGGTACTTCAGTAATACTGGTATAGCGGGAACAGGAGTCGCATTAATGGCTGTTTCTACTAACAATATATTATTCCAAGCAAGAAATAATAGTAATATAGAAGCAGAAATCGGTAATCTAGGGCAATTAGGTCTTGGTGGTGCTTCTGTTCTTAATATGGGTATTAAAATGCAAGGAGATGTTACAGTAATTGCCAATTATGCGGCAGGTATTCAGATGTATTCTAATTTTGAAGATTTAGCGGATAATGATATTTTCTATGGATTAGACATAGCGGCTAATTTCTCTAATAATTCACATTCAGGAATTGCTTTATATGGAGCTAGAATAATAGCAGGATTGACTCAGCAAGCTTCTTTATTGATTTCAGATGTAGTAACAGATAGTACAGATAAGTATCCAGTTATCAGTTGTTTACAAAGAGATTCAACCGACACTAAAGTAGGTTTAATATCAGGAGATTTAGATGCTACAACTAATAAAATGTATATTGGTGCGGGTTGGGGAGATGATGTTTACGATTCTGTAACAGATATTTATTTTATGGCGGCGGCGGATATAGGGACAAAAGATGGTTCTGCTGTAAATGTTGGTTATATGGACAATACAGCGATAGTAGCAAAAAAAGCATTATGTCTAGACCCATTGGCTACAACAATTACTATGTTTGTAGGAACTACTTTATCTTCTGACAATTCTTATGCTAGAGTGGTAGGTAGTGGGGGTGCTATTACTTTGACAAGTACTCCTAATATTTCGGCTGGTAAATACGATGGGCATATACTTGTAGTGCAAGGGACAGACGACTCTAATACAGTTACTTTCAGAGATGATAATAATTTAGTAGGGTCTACTCTAAGATTAGATGGAGGTGCGGATGCTACGTTAGGAGATGGAGATACACTTATTTTAATTTGGCATTCTTTTTCAGGAGGAAGTTGGTATGAACTATCAAGATCAAATAATTAATTTATAAACTATGGAAATATTTATCAAAGATTGGCTTATACCTTTAGCTACTTTAGGAGGAATCCTTACAGCTATTATTCTGTTTGTTACTAAGAAAGATTCCAATCAAGATATAGATATTTCTACGTTAAACGTAACTGTAAAGAATATGTCAGGGAATGTGGAAAAAATAATGACTAATCATTTACCACATATTCAAGCAAAATTAGAAGATGTATGTGAGAAAGTAATTAGGACTGAAGTTAAATTAGATGAACACGTAAAAAATCATTCTAAAAAAAGATAAAAAACTTGTAAAAGTTAAATAATAGAGTATGCTGAAGGTATTATTTATTAACTAGAATTAATATGTATCTAGTAAAAAACATTACTGATCCCTTAAAAGCTTTTAATGGAGAAAGTATCAAAGACATGAAAGGCAACGAATTACACATTAAAGAAGTTCTTACTAACCAATTAGGTTCTTATTCAGGAAAAGGGGTTACAGGGGATAAGCTTATAAAAGCGTATGATTTGGGATTAAAAATTTATGGTTCTAAAACAGAAGTAGAGTTAGATGATGAGCAAATTAAATTTATTAAATCTGTATTAGAAGCTAATCCTATGTATACTTCTATTGTAGTAGGACAAGTTTTAACTATCTTAGAAAATTCAAAAAAATCTGAAAAAAAATCTGAAAAAAAAGATGATAAAGAAGAAGTACCTGCTAATAAATAGTTTTCTAAAAATTTAGGTTTATGGCAACAATATTAACTTTAGCTGAATATAAAATAGCAAAAGATATTACAGTAGCGACTTATGACGCTCAATTGACTCTTATTATTGATATGATAAATGAGTTTATTATTTCATATTGTAATAGAGAATTTGGAGTAGATACATATACGGAACAGAAAGAAGGAGTAATGAATAACTTAAGCCAATATGTATTTCAAGTAGATCAGCCCCCAATAACGAGTGTTACTAGTGTTGAGATTACTTTTAAAGGAGTTCCTAGCACACCTCTTTCAGTAGATATAACAAGATTAGATTTATTTTCTAAAGCAGGTTACGCATATTATTCATATGTTTTAAATCCAAGCGTGTCAGTTATTAGACCTGAATATAGATATGATTTTTATTATACTATTGTTTATATAGGAGGGACTGCTGTACCTGGGCCAGTAAAATTGGCGGCTATTATGATGGTTTCAGATACTTTTGAATATTTCACTAGAACGGATAGCATTAAGACAGGGACTAAGACTGACGATTTGAAATCAATTAAGATAGGGGATTATCAAGAAACTTATAAAGAAGGGCATAATACATTATTTGCTAGTATGCACAATACCGAAACAGGAGTAGTAGTTTCACAAACAGTAAGAGATTTATTAGCTCCTTATTTGAATGAGGGGCAAAGTTGGTAAAATAACCTAATAATATTATGTCTTTAACTGAAATTATAGCAAAATATCTTAATACTAAAGTAACTGTAAGAAGGCGTTCTTTAGTGTCAGATGATATTGGAGGATTAACTGAGACTTGGAATAATATTACAACTGATTTAGCAGCTACAATTCAAGCAATGACTACAAGAGAAATAAATGATTTATCTCAGGGTAAAGAATTTTTTGCTACTTTTAAAATGTATTGCCCAAATAATGTAATAGTAATAAAGAATGGAGATAGAATTTACGATGAAGAGACTACAAAAGAATTTGAGGTTGTGGGAGTTGAAGATAGAAAAGCGTCAAGATCAGATGTCACTACAGGACATCACTATAAATTATATTTAAATATTCCTAAAGAAGATAAAACTTAATTATGCCAAGACAAGCTTTAAGTATCAGAATTGTTGGATTAGAACCAATAATCAAAGGATTATCTGTTTTAGGAAAAATTAAAATACCAGCAGCAATAGCTAAAGGTTTAGATCTTAGTAGTAGGTATGTACTTACGAATTTAATACAAAATACACCTGTAGATACAGGGAATTTAGCTCTTAGTGAAACAATCTTTCCAGAGAGCGATCAAAAAGTTTTAGTAGGGCCTGATTTAAGTGTTGCCCATTATGCCCCTTTTGTTGAAAGAGGCCACCACACAACTGGTGGAAGTTTTGTTCCTGGTCAATTTTTTATTGAAAAAACAGCGATTGAAACTAGATCAGGAGTTATTGAGATATTTAATCAATTAATTAAAAACGTAGTATGAGTAGAGATACAGATGAATTAAATAAGATAGTTTATGACGCATTAAAAAATAATGCGGCCTTACTAATTGCTTTAGGAGGTGATGCGACAAAAATAAAACATGCAGGACCAATGAATCTTTCAGAGTATCCTTGTGTTACTTATAAAATTTTAGGAGAAGAAGACAATGCTTACAATTCCGATCAGAAATCTGATATTACTAATACTTATATAATAGTACAATCTTTTTCGACAGACGCTTCACCTAAAGAAGTTTATAACATAAATGATGCTGTTTTTGGTGCCTTAGATGGAAAAAGCTTGTCTAATGCAAGTCTATTAGTATATACTGCATATAGGCAGTTATCTACTCCAGTTTACGAGCCTAGTGTAAAAGTGTGGAGGGTGGACGCTACTTTTAGATTAGTAAATGCCGCTTTATGAATTACTCAAATAACAAAGATAATAGAGATAGAAAATTTCCGTTTTCTAAGTTTATTTTAGGGAGATTTCATAAGTGGACTGGCATAAAAGATGACAATGTAGAAGAAGCTTTAATAGAATTAACAGGGGATACTTATCACGAAATGCGGCGTTTAGTATCACAAGTTTTAGATAAAATAGAGAAGATGGTTGAAGACGATGTATACCCAGGATATTTAAATGGGAAACCTTTGACTACAGATCAAAGAAAGTGTATAAGAGAGATAGGTAATGAAGATTTAAAAGCGTATCTCAGGGTTACTATCACTGACGCATGGAATGATATATTGGATAAACAGAAATATGGAATTGATAAATTGGGTTTAGCTTTAAAACCATATTTAAAACCTAACGAAGAAGATAATGATGTTGGAACTGAACAGTCTGGCAGTAAATCCTAGAAAGATATTTATATACGGAGAGTATATATTCAGGTACGGAGAAGACCTGAAACCAGTACCCTTAGAGGTACCAAGTTATGTAGCAGACATTTTACTTCAAATGACAGGGAGGGTCAGTAGTTGTTGCGGACCGAAAGTACCCCCACCACTCTTTAGAGTAGTGAAGTAATGAGGCGGAAGCGTATGAAATAATTTTTAACACACTAATTTATGGCTATTGACATTACAAATATCAATACCAAAGGAGCAGTTGTGACAATCGGTGGTGTAATACCTCTAGCAACTAATCCAGACGGGGACGGATACTATTGGGGTACAGTTTCAGGAACAGATGTAGGATGTACCGCAGGCGGAGTGACAGTTAGTTATAGTTTTGAAAAGAATGACATTTTCTGTGACCAAACACTTGCTGCCGTTACTAGTTCGATCATTTCGGAAACAGTTGAAGTGGCTTTTAATATGCTGGAAACAGATGCGGCTAATTTAGCGTTAGCTATTCAACAATGTGTTACGGCTACAACTCCTGGTACTGAGGCTAAAATAGGAGTAGGTGGAATTACTACTATTACGTATGTTCCATTGAAACTTGAAATACCTGATAATGACACAGGAAATTTGACTACTTGGACTTTCTTCAAAGTACTATCTAGTGGAATGGAAATTAACTTTGAAAGAGACAATCCTTCTCAAATTACTGTAACCTTTACTGCTTATGCTGATACATCTCACGCAGTAGGACATCAGTTATTCTCAATCCACGAGGACTTAACACCTTAATCTAGGTCTATAAATAACCTGTAATATTTAATGTTATGAGTGATACAAAAAAAGAAACGGAACAATTAGAAACTAAAACTGGGATAACTGAGGTTGTAAAACCAGTAGTAGCTAAGGAAGAAGATTCTAATGTTCCGTTTCTAACAGAGAAAGAAGTTAAATTTCCCTCTTCAGGAGAGACTAGGCTTATTAAAAAGCTGAAAGCAGGAAAGCATTATGAGGCTCAACAAATTTATGCAAATTGGATTAATTCATTGCAGAAGATTTTGTTAAAAGCTCGTGTTGATCTTGATACAGGCTTTGATAAAGAAGGTAAAGCTGATATGAAGAAGCTAACTGATTTAATTGAAAAGAATAAAGAATTAAATGCAGATGCTTTATTGGAAAAAGCTCAAGAAGCGGCAAAAATGCGTATAGCTTTATTATCAGTGTGCTTAGGAGAAACTGAGAAGGAAATTGAAGAAAATTATTATGCAGAAGATTTAGAAGTTTTATTAGATGCTTCTATAGAGCTAAATAATTTTCTTGGAACGCTAAAAAAATCCGTAGCCCCTATTACTGGCGGAGGGGCTTAGATCAAGAAGTAGGAATAATTACTAGTATTCCTAACCCTATTACTGATTTATTTAAGATAATAGTGGATACTCTAGCCAGTAGATATGGTTGGTCATTTTCAGAAATATCTGAAAACATGTATTGGGAAGATGTATATGAGATGTATGAGTTATCAGCGAATACCCAAGTATTAGAGCGAAACGAGAAAATGAAATTTGACTATATGATACATGCCACATCTAAAAAAGCGTTAGACGGTTGGAAGGACTTATCAATACCTTTTCCAAATAGGAGTTGGGTTCCGCCAAAAGAAAATAAGATTGATGATTTACCTCAGTCGTTTAGAAGATTTAAAAATGCTAGTAAAGCATCCCCAGAGCAAGTGAAACGGGCCAAATATGTTAAGAAGCGAGTAGAAGAAAATTATAAAAGAATGATGGCTATACAGCATGGCACCTTAACAGAATAACTAAACTCAAATGGCAGTTTCCGCAGAGACATCAATTATTATAGAAGCGATTAATAGAGCTTCAACAGAAATAAGACAAGTTCAAACGGACTTAATTGGTTTAGGGAAAACTGTAGGAGCTACTAATACAGGGATGGCGGCTTTCAGTTCTAAGTTAAAAAACATAGGAGGACAATTAAGAGGAATAGGTTTAGGTTTAACAGCTTCTTTGACGTTACCTTTGGTTTTATTAGGGAGAGCAGCATTAAAAACTTCTGAGGAATTTGAACAAAGTATTACGAATGCTTTCTCAGTAATGCAAGGGGCTTCTGAAAGTGCTAGAGAGGAGCTAACGCTATTCGCAAGACAATTAGGTAAAGATACTGCTTTTACAGCTAGTGAGGCGGCAGACGGTATATATAAACTAGCTTCAGCAGGTTTAGACACAAAACAAATAATAAAGACTCTTAATCCAGTATTAGCTTTAGCGGCAGCTACTCAATCAGAATTAGCAGATGTAGCAGAACAAGCTACTGTTGCTATGAAAGTATTTGGTTTAGAAGCTACTGAGGCTGAAAGGATTATGGATACTTTTGCGGCTGGTATTGCTAACACAAATTTAAATTTTAGTCGTATCCAAGAGGCTATGAAATTTGCTGCTCCTTCAATGGCGGCATTTGGGAAGACAGTAGAAGAAACAACTGCGGCATTAGGGCTATTTGCCAATGCAGGTATATTTGGAACTAGGGCGGGTACTGGGTTAAGAAGAATTTTATCAAGACTAGCCGATCCAACAGCAGAAATGGTTAAAGTATTTGGTGAATTAGGAATAGCAATGGATGAGGTTAATCCAGCTACTAAGGATTTAGGAGAAATATTTGATGTACTTCAAGAAAGCGGTATCAATGCTACACAAACATTTCGAGCGTTTGGACAAATTGCGGCTACTCCTGTGGTAGCTGTGTTAAAATCTGCGGCAGGACAAGGGCAAGCTGTAAGTGAAGTATTAGACGAGCTTGAAGGAAAAATGGGTAAGACAGGATTAGCGGCTAAAATAGCGGCAGAACAGATGGATACAGTTTCAGGAGAAATGAGAAAATTAAAATCATCCTTAGATGAGGTATTTCTTTCTTTTAAAGAAGATGTATTTGGAGACTCAATTAAAGAATTTATAAAAGATGTTAGAATATTTGTTAATGGCTTAGGGGAAATACCCGCAGCCACTAAAAGAACTATTGTAGAACTTGGTGGATTATTAGCAATAATAGGGCCATTAACTTTATTAATAGGGGGATTAACGGCGGCTATAGGTACTTTACTAACAACCGCAGGAGCTTTAGTAGGAGCGGTAGTCGCTATTTCAGCGGCTTTAATATTTTTCAGGGATAGTGCAATAGCACCACTTATAGCAGTATTAGCTACTTTTGGAGCTAGTTTATTAATAATAAATAAATTAGTAGGGTTTTATAAAGTGATACAAAAATCTGTAGTAGCTATGGCAGTTTATCAAAAAGCTATACAGGCGGGAACGGTAGCAAATTTAGCTTTTGGTAAAAGTTTATTAGCTTTAGCAGTAAATCCTATTGTTTTAGCGGCGGCAGTTATTACTAGTTTAGTAGCTCTGTTTATTAGAGCTAAAAATAAAGCTACTGAATTAGCAGTAGCCAACGAAAACTTAACAGAGTCTTTTAAACTTTTAAGTTCTGCTGGAGTTAAAGCACAGCAAGTCGTTACTCCTTTACAGGATGCTATAGATAAGACTAGAGAAGCTAGTGATGAGGTTAGAAGACTAGAAACACAACTTCAAAAGACTGATTTAGCTTTGGATATTAAAACTCAGTCTTTTGATGATTTAAGAAAACAAATTTTAGATTTTTTAATAGCTACAGGTAGTACTAATGTAGAGATTCAAACTATAACGGGAAATATGAGGTTATTTGGAAAAGCTGTAAATAAGTCTACAGACGATATTAATAAATTTGGTAGTAATGTTGAGTTAACTACCGAAGATTTAGCTGCTTTAGAAAAAGTATCTAAAGCTACAGCAATAACTATATCTCAGAATCTTAGTAAGGCTTTTGATTTTAATGTAAGTACTTTATTAAAATCAGGGGATACTTTAAAAGAAGCTCTGAATAAAACATTAGACGGGGCTAGAAAAGAGCTAGGCAAATTTCCTCAAGATGTTGAGTTAATGTTTGATGCTTTAAATACTCAATTTTTGGCTAGAATAGCTAACCAAGAAGGCATTGGGGCAGCCTATTCTTTTGCTTTTGGTAGAGGTATGACTTCTCAAGATGCTAAACAAAGTTTAGAGTCTGCTGGAGCTACTATATCAGATACTACTATAGGAGCTATTTTAGCTAAAAGTAAGGACATTGAAGAGGCGGGAGAAATTGATGGTCTTTTATTTGCTTTAGCATTTGAAGATGCAGGAGAAAGAGCTGCTATTAGAAGTGCTCCTAACGTATTAGCGGCTACCATAGATGCTTTAGATGCTAAAAGACAAGGTTTAGTGCAAGAAGGTATTATAATAGGTACAGCCACAGGAAATGCAGTTGTAATAGGGCTAGAGAGTACTTTACCTTCTTTACAAGGGGTTACTAGAAGAATAGCTGAAGCTTTAAGTTTATTATCTACTAGTGCTGTAAAAGCTGGTCCAGTAGTTAATACTTTGGTAAAATCTTTAGGTAAAATGGCTGGAATAGAAGTAGTTAATTTTGAGCAAGCTAGTGATACTATGATTGATTTAGCTAAAGGAGCTAATGCGGCAACTGAAGAGCTGGATAACTTGCCACCTGCTATATCAGCAGGAGGATCAGCAGTTAAAGAGGCTACTAAAGAAATGAAAGAAATGTCCAGTTCTTTAAAAAGATTAGGAATATTTGCTGTTAGAGAAGGAGGAAAAATAGTTGATACTTTTGATAGCGTTGAAGAAGGAGTAGAAAAAGTAAAAGATAGATTAGCGGAATTAGATAATAGGCAAGCAGAGTTTGCTAGTAATGCTGATGAATTAGGAATTTCAATTAGAAATGCTATTGCTACAGGATTTGGAGGATTAGAGAACGTAGTAGATGATTATGCCGATGTAGAAGAAGTACTTGTAAATATAACTAAAGAAGTAGAAACCTTACAAAAAGCTCACCAAAAATTTATCGATGACGCTGTATCAGGATTAGATAAATATGGAGGCATTATTCAAGATATAAATAAGGAGTATGATGAATTACTTAATAAAACTTCTGAATCAGCGGCAATTGATATAGTTGAACAATATAATAAAGCATTAGATGACCAAGTTGAGGTAACAGGGCAATTAGCAGAAGCTCAAAAAGAATTGGATAGTGCTAGATCGGAAGGAGATCAAGATTCTATATCACGTTCTCAGGAAAGAGTAGATACTTTAAAAAAAGAAAAAGCAACTTTAGATAAGTTTGTAACTGAATTTAAAAATTTGACTAAGGAAGGGCAAGATTTTAGTGAATCCCTTACTACAGTTCAAGAGAAGATTTCAGAAGCAACTATAAAACAACAAGAATTACTTGAAGCAGGAAAAGAAACTGCGAAGATAGATCAGACTATTGCCGATTTAAGAACTCAAGAATTAATATTATTAGGAAAACAAAAATTAGCTGTAGATGAAAGAGCTATTATAGAAGCACAATTAGCGGAAGATAAATTACAAAGAGATTTATCAGAGATTGATTTTATTGCTTATAAATTAGGTAAAGAGCTAGAAGCTATTAATGCTAAAAGAGCTGAAGAAATAAAAGCACAAGAAGATATTGCAAAAGTTCAAGCGGCTATTTCAGGATTATCTATAGATGAGTTATCGGCTAAAGGATTTAGTGATGATTTTATTGCTGAAGTGAATAAAATTAAAGATGCCTTACAATCTGAAGATTTAGGAGCTGCCTTAGCAGATTTAGGGTTAGATGTAACCGCAGAAGAATTAATTACAAAATATCAAGAAGAAGAGCAGTTAAGAAAAGATTCTTTAGACAGACAATTAGAATTACTTGAAAGAACAAAAGAGCAGGAAGTAGAGATAGCTATAGAGACTAGATTAGAGTTACAGCAACAGCAAGCCTTATTAGAAGAAGATTTAACATTGAGCTACGATAGATTAATAGTCAAATTAAAAGAAGTAGAGGCGGCTGCTATAAAAGCATTAGCGGCAAAAAGAGCGGCTGCTAGTAGCGATAGTTCGGGTAAAAAAGAAGGAGGATTTGGTTTTGCTTCTGGTGGTTTTACTGGGGCGGGTAGTTTAGATAGCGTTGCAGGGCTAGTACACAAAGGAGAATGGGTTGCGCCTAATTGGATGGTAAAGAATTTTAGACCTATGATTGACTTACTTGAAGGAGTAAGGCAAAATAAGGCTAGAGGATTTGAAGAAGGAGGTATGGTTGGAGGAGGAACTACATTTAATACACCTGTTAATATGAAAAACATAATTAGCTCTCCTATGGACTTTAATAGTATAGCTAGAAATATTAAATGGCATTTGCGAACCCACTGATAATCTATATAATTATATAGATGAATAAAACAGGAAGAAAAATTGGGCATGAAGTTACTAAAGCTACAAGACTTAAAATGAGTTTAGCAGGGAAAGGTCGCAAAGCTTGGAATAAAGGAATACCTATGTCAGAGGAAGCTAAACTTAAATTGAGCAAAACTAATACAGGAAAAACATGGAGTGAGGAGCATATCAAAAAGAGGTCTATAAGCATAAAAAAAGCACACTCTACTAAAGGGATGAGGAAGAAAAAAAGTTTATTGCAAAAAGGATCAAAAGGGTCTAATTGGCAAGGAGGTATAACATCTATGAATATTTGCGGGAGGAATACATCTAAATATAGGGATTGGAGAGAAGAGGTGTTCAAGCGAGATAACTATGAATGCCAAGAACCAGAATGTAAGAGCAAGAGAGGGAGTTACATAGAAGCTCATCATATAAAATCTTACTCGAAACACATAGAATTAAGGTATGATATAGGAAATGGTATTACATTATGCAAAAAGTGTCATAGCAAAACAATTAAAAAAGAAACACATTATGAGAAAAAATATTTTAAACTACTAGCATTATGAGGGGCTATTCGTACACTTTCACAAATAACTTTACAGGACAAACCTTTAGCATAGGTTTAGACGAGGTAGGTAATGAAGTATGTCAGTCTTATAATGGATTGCTTTTACAAGAGTATCCTGTATTTGAAGCAGAGATTAGAAATGAAGAGCAAGACAGAGCTGGTCAGCATGGTATTTGGGACTTTTTTAGTTTTTATGGAAAAAGAAATGTTACTCTATCAGGAGTTATTTTAGCGAGTAGTTGGTCAAACTTAGTTCATTTACAAAACTTAGTTAAAGAGACACTATCATTACCAGCACAGCCTATACAGGGGACTAATGATGGTTATGTAAATTTAAAATGGACAGATGCTCAAGGAATAGAATGGAATATGAATGTGAAACTTACTCAAGACCTTCAGTTTAGTCGTCCAAGTGGAAACCGATTAAGAAGTACATTTTTTATATCTCTAAAATCAGATAGCCCTTATATATTATCTACTACTGAATATTCAGAAGCTTACTATAGAGGATGGAGACAAGGGTCTATGCCTTTACCAGCTTATTTACCAGCATATGTAAATACAGTTTATAATGAAGTAGTTAATATTTACCAAGCGGGTACTGGAGATTCTCCTGGAACATATAGAGTATATGGCCCAGCTACTAATCCAGTTTTAACAAAATTGACTGAAAATTTTGCAAGTGAAACGGTTATATCAGATTTTACTGATACTTGGACTGGAGGTACTGTAGACACAGAGCATTCTTTAATTGGAGGACAAGCTCTAAAATTAACATCTATTGCTGGAGCGCAAGCTACTGCTACTATTACAAAATCTTTAGACTTAACAGGTGGTGAATTTATTTCTGGATATTTTTATGTAGATGACCCAGAAAATTTTGCTTACGGAGAATATACTGTTGGAGAAAATTATATAAAATTTATAGAAACAGATGGGGTAGATGAATTTGTTGCTGAATTATATTTAGGAAATAGAACTCCCAGGGTTGGGTGGAATTATTTTTACATGCGAAAGTCTGTATTTAATATTATAGGGACTCCTAGTTGGGGTGATATTTCAAAGATAGAATTGAGCATCAAAGCAAAAGGAACAACTGATTTGAATGTTACCTTTGATGATTTTAGGAATAGAGATATTACATATAATGAGGTAAAATTAGAACTTACTACTACTTTGCTTGCAGGGGAGTATGTTGATTTTAATATTGCTACTGGAGCTATTACTAAAGAGGATGGTTCAGATTTATCCACATATTTGACTTCTGACAGCCAATGGTATTACGTGAGTCCAAAACAAAACTTATTCATATATGAATCAGATGGAGTAAGTCCTTTATCTACGGGAGTATTACCTAGGGTATATGCTGACCCTGTATCAGAAACCGACTTAACGGGTTACTGGCATTTTGATGATGCGGATACTGTAACTGCTATTGATTATGTAGGAAGTAACAATGGAGCTATTACGGGAGCTAATCCAGCTCAAGGAGCAGATCAATCTGGTTTGCTATTTAATGGTGCTAGTGGTGATGTTAAAGTAACTGATACGGCTATATTTCAAAATATATTTGATGGAGGCGGAAGTGTAAGTGGGTGGTTTAAACCTTTATCAGATGGCGAGAATAATGAGGGGCATATTATAACAAAAGGAGAATGGTCAATTTATATTGAAGATGAAGCTGCTGGGTTCGTGAGATTGAAATTTAAAAAGACCTTTTCAGGAACAGACGGAGAGTGGAGAACTACTCGAACAATTCCTGTAGGGGAAGTAATTACATTTATTTTGACTTATAACGATAGTGCTGTAGGTAATAACCCAATACTCTACTTAGGAGAGGAAGGAGCTGTTGAAGCTCTTGCAGAGGTTTCTACTCCTGTTGGGGTTAGAGTGTCTGATATTGGAAGTGACTTGTATTTTGGGAATAATTCTGCCAATACTCGTACTTTTGATGGAATGATAGATGAATTGAGAACTTATTCATCTATTGTAACTGCGGCTTATGCAGTTGATTTAGCTGGGCAGGTTTCTCTTAATAAATATATAGATCAAGTTTCTATTACTTGGAATGACGCAATTTTATAATGTATACAATTACTATATACAATAAGGATTTCTCTACTGCACACACTACTCTTTTTCATGGGCCTGATTTTTCTAATTTGCAGTATGATCTTCAATTAATGAAGCCAGGAGGGTTACAATTTAGAGTGCAGTTAAGAAACGCTAAAGCTACTCCAGATAATTTTCAGCTTTTTAATAAAGTAATTCTTAGTGAGGATGGGACTGATTTGATGATAACTTATATAGAGAATTTATCTATGGATACTAATACTATGGATATTACTTGTACTGGTATTCTAGGACTCTTTAAAAAGCGACTATATTCTGCTAATTTAGCAGGAGATTCTGCAACAGCTTTTGAGGCTATTTTAACAGCTACAAACGCAATAGATGATACTGGAATAACATTTGGAACGTCTGATGTTGTGGATACTATTACAGATGTTAAATTTAATAGAAGTACTATTCTCGCTGCTTGGTCAAAACTTGCTAATTTAGCGGGTTCAGAATTTATTATAAATGGGGATAAAACTTTAGATTTTTTACAAGAGATAGGTACAGACCAAAGTGCTTCTGTTGTTTTGAGATATAGAGTGACTCAGATTAATATGGCTACGCTTAATGAATTTTCAGTAGATGTTGAAGGGAAGGATATGACTAACAAAGTAGTAGGATTAGGTTCAGGAGGTATAACAGACGTACAACAAAGTGCGGCTAGTATAACTAAATATGGAGTATTAGAATCTTCAAAAAGTTTAATTCAAACAGATGATGCTACTGATTTAGCTACTGAAACTGCTAATTTTGTGGCTAATCATAAAGAAGAATTTTATGCTCCAAGTATTGTAGTAAACACTAGTAAAATTGATGCGAGTATTTTAGGAATAGGAGATACAGTTACAGTCGATTTAAATAATGGATTTATAGAAGTTAATGGAGCTTATAGAATTATTAAAAAAATGGTATCTGTCTCTAACAATTTAACAGAAGAAGTAAACTTAGAACTCATGGCCGTAGGGATAAATGTATTGCCTAATACACCCTTTGAAGATATAGTTAGTATCGAAGATAGAGTTAGTTTATTAGAATCTGAATTATAATATAGTATAGTTAATTTAACAGAAATCAATTATGTCAATTACATCATATTTATTAAATGGAAATGAGGCTAACAACAGTGCTAAAGAGGTTGGAGGCGGTTTTCAATTAATGGCTTCAGAAGGTGTTTTAAACACTTCGGGAACTAATCAAGATTTTGAAGTAACGGAAAGTGCAGTACCAGCAATGACTGTAGCAGTCGCAGATGGAGCGGTTCACGTACAGTATACGAAAGACGCAGAAACTTGGAAAGTTATTAATATCAGTGATGCAGTAGCTACTTTAAATATAACTGCTAATACTTCGGGTTCTAATAGGATAGACGCTGTTATTATTCACATGCTTCAAGATGCTCCTGATAATTTAAAGGATAACGTGGGAGAATTAGTAGTTATTCCTGGTTCAGGTATAACCGCTTTATTAGATGCGGATATTGATAATGCTATTGGAGATGCGAATTGGTATAGACTAGCTGATGTAACAGTTGCAAATGGAGCGGTTACTATATTAGATGCTAGTATAACTGATACGAGAGCTGGAATTGCTTTAGAAGGAATGGTAGACACGACAAACGATCAAACGGTTGGAGGAGTAAAAACATTTTCTTCTTTCCCTGTTACTCCTAGTACAGCCCCTACAACTAATTATCAGGCGGCAAATAAAAAATATGTTGATGATAATGTAGGTTCTGCTCCTGTGCAGGTTACATATACTGCTGAGGAAGCAATGGATATAGGTAAACCTGTTTCAGCTTCAAGTATTGCTGGACAGGCTTTAAATATGGTTAAAAATTCTTTAAATAATCCAGGAACAGTCGGAACTGTATCTGCAAATAATTGCGGTTTTACAGATGCTTGTAATATAGACGATAATGTTGCGGCAGTTATTTATACTAATAATACAGACAATAAAGTATATCTAGCAGGTGTTTCAGTAGACCCATATAAAGAGCCTACTATGGGAACCCCTGTAGAGGTACAAAGTGTTACAGCTAATCTCCTTAGAATATGTAAGGTTGGTACTAATAAAGTTGCGGTAATTTATCTTAGAAATGCTAACGCCACTTTATACTCAAGAATTGCTACCTTTGTAGGAACAGTTCCTACTCTTGGTGCGGAGTTAATCGTAAGTGCAATAGGAGGAATGGATACTGCTTACCATTATGCGGCAGATATTACGGCAATAGGTACAGACAGAATTGTGGTAGCTTGGAGAGATAATAATTTGGCAGATGCAGGAAGTATAGTAGCTTCTACATTAACTGGAACAACTATTGACGCGTATAGTGTTGTGCAAACTTTTGAAGCGGGTACTGTAAAATATGTATCTCTTTCAAAAAATAGTGCAACTGCTGGGGTAGTGTTTTATCAAGATGGAGGAGATTCTAATCATGGTAAAGGACATGCTTTTTCAATAGCAGGAACAGTTATTACATTAAATGGAACTCCTGTAGATTTTGAAACTAATGGAACTTGTCAATATATAGATTCTTCTTATATTGAGGATAATAATATTTTATTGACTTGGAATTATCTTACAGACGTTTTTGGAGCAATAGCTTCACTTTCAGGTTTGACTATTAGTTATGGAGCAGTGACTACTATTTATGATAGTGCTTCTACTCCTGCAAAGACTGTGAATGTGGTTATAGATACTACACATGCCTTTTTAGTCACTGAAGATGGTGGAACTAATAGTGGGCATTTATTTGATTTAACTTTAGATACTGCGGCTAATACAGTTACTAATGATGATAGATTAATTTATAACACTTTAAATAGTGGAGGTAATATTGAATATCCGTCTATAGCTAAATTAGGAGATCGTTCTCAGTTTATAGCTTTTTTCCAAGATGAGGATGATACTAATAAATTGAAGTGTGAGGCTTATCAGGTTTATGATAATTCTGACTCTTTAATTGGTTTTGCTTCCTCTACAGTAGTAGCTACTGATCCAATTGCTGTTAGAAGCAAAGGTGAAATGGATAATCAAACTGTCACATTAACCCCTGGTCTATCTGTATACGTACAAGGAGGCGGTGAGATGGGACACGCTGAAACAGATATTAGAGTAGGTGTAGCAAATGCTACTGATACTATTGATTTAGATATAGATAGAAAATTTTTAAACTTAGGTGTAGGTGATGGTTCAGATGGGCCTTTAGTAATAGCATCAGGAACTACTTATCTAAATTTAGGACAAGTATATAATTTCAGCTCTATAAGTCTTTCTGGTGGAGCTACTTTAGCTTTTACAGGAGATGAAGACGCTGCTTTAGTTAATTGTTTAGGGAATTGTACCTTAGCTGGAACTGTGGAACTTAGAAATTCAGTTACAGATCGTTTAGGTATTATAACACAAAGATTTAATTTAACTACTGGTGATGGCTTTAGCTTTACTGCTTCAGAAGGAGGAGTTGGTGGAGTTGGTGCTTTTGGAGGAGGGGCTGGTGGAGATGGTGATGCGGCTTCAGGTAGTCCTGGTACAGGAGGAGCTGGTGGAGCATTAAGTACTATTGGAGCAGACGGAGAAGGTGGAAACTCAACCGTTGGTGGAGGAGGAGGAGGCGGCGGAGGAGGAAACTTAGGAGTAGGTTCTGCTGGGTCAACTACTGCAAATGATAATGGAGGTAATGGGGGTACGCCTGGTAGTGGAAATGATGGCCCTGGAGGAGGGGGAGCTGGAGGAGCTATTAATAGTGGAAATGGGGGAACTGGTGCGGCGGGTGCAAGTACTGGGTCAGGAAATGGTTCTGGAGGGCAGGGAGGAGCAGGAGGAAATTCTGGTCCTGATGGAGGAAATGGAGGACTTGGTGGAACTGGGGGTAATAGTTCCGTTAATGCGCCCTCTATAGCTGGAGGACTTGCTGGAAAGGGAGGAGATGGATATGCTGCGGGTGGAGTTGGGGGTATAGGAGGAGGTGGAAATCCTGCTGCAACTGGTGGTGTTGGTGGAAGAGCGACTCACGGAACTGGTGGTACTGGTGGTGCTGGAGCTATAGGAGGAGCTGGACACGCAGGAGGGCAAGGAGGAGCTGGTGGAGATGGCCGAACTGGTGGAGTTGGAGGTATTGGCGGACTAGCCGCTTCACATATAGGGGGACAAGGAGGAACTGGTGGTAATGGATTGACAGGAGCAACTGCGTTTTTACTACAAGTAGGAGGAGATTTGAATGTGACTGGAGTTACTGTTAACGCTCAAGGTGGAGCTGGTGGTGCTGGTGGAAATGGGCCTGCCGCTAATGGTGCCGCAGGAGATGGAGGAGATGGAGGTAGAGGATCAGACGTGATTATGGTATGTGTAGGAACTTTAACTGGTGGTACTGGTGGGGTATATAACTCAGGAGGAGCTAGTGGAGCACCAGGTTTAGCGACTGGAACAGGAGCAGTTGGAGAACAAGGAGCGCAAGGAGAAGACGGAAAGATATACGTTAATAAATTAACAAACATGTAATATGGCTAAATCAGAATTGCATAGAAAAATATTTTATCACCCAGATACCCTTAAAATTATTGGGATGAGTGACGGAGATCAATCTTTGGCTAAATTCCCTTATCTTGAAGTTGAGGCTCCATATCATGCTACAAATAATTTAAAAATAGGTAAAGATAAAGACGGAAAATTAAAAGTCGAACATAAACATAATAAGTTACAAATTTCAGAAAAAGTAAAAGAGAAAAAAGTTAAATAATTTTCTAACCCATTTTATATGGAGGAAACAGTAACAGATGTATTACCCGCAGTAATTCCTACGTTGGATATAGTAACTCCTCAGTTATTATTAACAATTTTAGGAGGTGCTGTAGTAACTATTCTAGGAGGTTTGCTGAAAGGTAAACTATCTAAGTTTAGCCCTAAATTGGTAATAACTGCTGTAGCAATAGTATTAGGAGTTTTGTATTATGTATTTAGTACATTCATTTCTTTGACTATACAGCAAGCAATCGTAGATTTTGCAGTAGGCTCACTAGCTTTCGCAGTATTGATTTATGAGTTTATTTATAAAACTTTATTTCCAAAAAAGAAAAAAAAGTAAATGTACTTGCTATTGCCTTGAATGACTCGACCTAAAAAATTTTTAGGTTGGGTTTTTCTTTTTGCCATAGTATAATTAACTTAATACTCATTAACTAATATAACTATGGCAAAAATAATAACCTTATCAGATTTTTCTAATGTTGTTTATGGGCAATACCATGCGTACAATTTAAGATTTTTTAATGAACACTTTGGAGAAGACTATTGGACAATACCTGTTTCAGAGTTTCCGCATACTAAATTTTTAGAAAGTTTAGATGAGAAAGGAGTAGAAAATACTGATAGTTTTTATTATCAGTTTTTAAATAATGCTTTTGAGAGACCAGGTAGTTTACCAAATACTAAAAAGATAAAGCTTTTAAAACAAAAGAAATTTGTAGAATTCTTGGAAGAAATTAGAGCGAATCCTGATATGTTATTAACATTAAAGAGAGATAACCATGCTTGCGGGTCTTATAGAAAAGACGGAAAGCTTGCTATATTACATGGAAACCATAGAGTAGCTATTGCTGCTTATTTGGGTATACCTTTAAAAATAAAAGTGCAAGATGATTTTAAGAAAAATTTGAAAAGGTACTTTGATAGACACTTGGAAGTAAATCCTAAATTTTTTGATGGCTTAAAACAGCCTTATCAGAGTATATTCGACGGAGAAGAAGAAATAGCTGAAGGACGAAGACCAGATATTTTAGAGAGATTCAAGAAAATAAACTTAGAAGATATTAAAGGAAAGAGAGTTTTAGAGTTTGGCTGTAATGTAGGAGCTTCTTTATATTTAGCTTTAGAGAATGAAGCTACTTACGCTTTTGGAATAGAAATGAATCCCTTAACTGTAAATATAGCTTTAAAATTAAATACTTATTTTGCCAAAAATATTAACTTTCTTAATGTTAATTTAAATAATGATTTTGAAATAAAGGAAAAATTTGATACTGTTTTTTGTTTATCTATTGCAGGATATGTTAAGGATTGGGATAGATTATCAAAATTTATTTTAGATACAGATTTAAAAGTTATGTATTTTGAAGGGCATATAAATAAGAAAATAGTAGATTATGTAGACCTATTTAAGCATTTTTCTAAAATTGAATTCTTAGGATATAATAAAGATCAAAGAAAAACAGATACATACACAAGACCCTTTTTCAGATGTATAAGATAAACTTGAAAAAGTTAAAAAAGTTCGCTATATTATATTAGTAACATAAAAATTTATTATGAATGGAAAGTATCAATTTGCAGGAATAGTTTGGACTGCGAGAACAAAGACAATCGCTAAGTATATTAAAGATGACACTAATGTTTTAGATTTAGGTGGTGGGGTAGAACACTTAAAGGAATTCATAAAACCTAAAAAATATATCAGCGTAGATTACTGTAAAGTAAAACCTTCTACAGTAGTTGCAAATTTAAATCTGAAGTTACCAGATTTTGAGACAAGATTTCACTATGTTGTTTGTCAGGGGGTATTAGAGTATTTGGATGATGTTCCAGGAGTTTTAAAAGGAATAAAAAAATATGCTAAAACTTTATTAGTAACTTACTTTGACAGGTCTAGAAAGCATAGAGCTTGGGTAAATAATTATACATTTTGGGAATTTGAACAAATATTAAAAGAAGCTGGTTGGTATATTAAAAAGAAAGAACAAGTAATGGATGGAGGACAGGCTTTATATTATTGCACACAGACCCCACCTAAAAAAATATTATTTGCAGGAGCTTCGGGGTATAAAAATATTGGTGATGATGGGTATAAACAAGTTTTTGAAAAACATTTAGGGCTTAATTATGAGTTGTATTTTGACAGTCCTTATCCTGATATGAGGTATTTTGAAGAAGGGATTGACCATGTAGTTATTGGTGGAGGAGGTTTGTTATATGATAATAAAACAGAGCATTTTAATTACATGAAAATGTATTTAGACGAAGCAATTAAAAGGAATATTGATTTTTCTTTTATTTCTTGTGGAGTTCAAATAGTAAATTATTCCATAAAATTACCTGAAGAAAAAGTATTAGAGATTGGTATAAAAGAATTGCAGAGATGGAAACCTTATTTAGATAAGGCTAAAGTAATTACAGTTCGTTCTGAAATGGATAGAAAGATTATTAAAGGAGTGTGTCCTGAGTCTAATGTTCATTACGTTCCTGATTTATGTTATTTATTAATGCCTTGTGATAGACATCTAACTTTGCCTAATTCAGCAGTATTTATTCTTACTAAATTAAGTTTAAAGGGAAATGGAGATAAATTTAGAGAGCTATGGGATAAATATAAATGTTATGGAAACAGAAGATATGTTATTGCAATGGCGCAAGATGATGAAGATATTACAGAAGAGTATGCTAATAAAATACAAGCAGGTGGTCATTATTCTATAAGAACAAGTTTGACTCCTACTGAAGTAGCTAGAATTATTAGGGATGCTGATAAAGTAATTAGTGCTAGGTATCATGGTCATGTGTTAGCAAGAGCTTGTGGTAAAGCGGAAGAAGATATTGATGTAATAGACCTTAGATATAAGAGTATGGTAGAGCAAAAACCTGATAGACTTACAGACGCTAAAGAAAATATTATATTATTAACACAAGCAATAAATGGAAGATTATAAAATTGTTGAGGCGAAAGGTCTCAAATGGGCGGTTAGAGCATCGTCTAAAATTGGTAACTGCACTCAAGACATGTTAGGGCCAAATGAAAGAGAGGATTATAACTTTGAAGTACTGGAAAAATACTCAGGTAAAGATAAAACCTTTTTAGATATTGGAGCACATGTAGGAGGTTTTTCAATGATTGCTTCAAAATTATTTGGTTCCGTGTATTCTTTTGAACCTCAACCTTTTAATTTCGAGGGATTATCAGAGAATATAAAATTGAATAATTTAGCTAATGTTATAGCTATTAATAAAGGAGTGGGTAATGAAATTACTGAAAAAGAAATATCAGCTAGAGGAGGAGGCTCTAAGATTTATTCAGGTAATATACCTAAAATACCTAAAGTTACTTACGATAAAATTTCCCTTACTACTATAGATAGTATGAAATTTAAATTGCCTGTTTCAGTAATAAAAATAGATACTGAAGGATATGAAGAGCAAGTTTTAGAAGGAGCAAAACAAACTATTGCTAAATTTAGACCTGTAATAATTATAGAAACTCACGAAAAAACCTATCATGGTGAGCCTATGGTTAAAGGACAAATAGAGAGATTAAAAAAATTATTAGTAGAGAATATGTATTATGAATGGCATTTAGCTTTTAAGACACACTTTGGAGATGAGCATTTAATTTGTATTCCAAAATAAAAACTTGAAAAAGTTGAAAAAGTAATATATAATACAATCATAAATTAATCCAAAAGACATGCTTGATTTTTTACCATTTATATTAATATCTATAACGCTTATTATTTGTTCTAATATTTTAGGTAGAGTTTCAGGAAAGATTGAGTCTTTAAAATTCTTCGAGAAAGTAGTTGAAGATATTTGTGATAGAAGAAGAAAAGATTTAGATGCTTATACTCTTCTTTTTGTTTTAGATACTTTTCAGAGACATTTATTAGAATCTACTGAGGCAGGAAAAAGAATAAAAAAAGAGCGTTTAGAAAAACAAAAAAAGGGGTGGAAAAAAATACCAAATGAATCATGTAATAAAAAATAAAATGAGTATTAAAATAAATACTGAAGTAGAAAGGTTTCTTTATGAATCTAATTTAATAGAGAGGGAGCCTAGTGAGAGGGCTTTTATAGATGCAAAAATAGCTTGGCAATATACTAGAGCAAATAAGAAGCTAGATGTAAGTAACATATTAGAGATACATGGGTTATTAATGAAGGGGCTGAACCCAAGAATTGCGGGGAAATTTAGAAACTGCGATGTATGGATAGGGGGCAATAGAAAAACATTTGTCAGCTATAGATTATTCATAGAACAATTAAATGAAGTATTAAGGCAATTAAATAAATTTAAAAAGAATAATGAATGTGATGCTAGAAGATTGCACATAGACTTTGAAAACGTACATCCATTTGAAGATGGAAATGGTAGGGTAGGTAGAATTATTTATAATTTTTATAGGCTGAAATCTGGTTTACCTTTAGATATTATTTATGATGCTGAGAAAGGAGAATACTATAAATGGTTTAAAGATTAAAAACTTGCAAAAGTTAAAAAAGTAATATATTATCAATATATAATAACTATAAAAATATGCCTACATTAGATGAAATGCTAAAGATTGTTAAAAAGAAGCATGGAGATGGGTCTTTAATTCAGTACGGTAAGGAAGAAAAGATTGTTGATATTCCTAGAATTACTACAGGATTACCTAGCTTAGATTTAATTTTAGGCGGTGGTGTTCCAGAAGGTAGAATAATGGAAGTATTTGGCCCTGAAAGCTCTGGTAAAACGACTATGGCGATTCATATGTTGTCTAAATGTCAGGAAGAAGGAAAAAAGGTAGTCTTTATGGATTTAGAATATGCCTTTGATCCTGTTTACGGTAAACAGTTAGGTTTAGATTTAAAAGAATTAATTATAAGTCGCCCTGATAGCGGTGAAGCGGCTTTGGATATAGTAGAGAAATTATGTCAGACAAACGACATAGCGGCTATTGTAATAGACTCTGTGGCTCAATTAATGCCTATGGCTACTATTGCTAAAGAGATAGACGGTACTCAAAATATAGCTACTACAGCAAGGCTCCTTAGCCAGACAATGCCTAGATTAAGTCATGCGGCTTCAAAAAGTGGTACTGCTCTTATATTCATTAATCAGATAAGAATGAATGTAGGGCAATTATGGGGAAACCCAGAAGTTACTCCAGGAGGCAGAGCATTAAAATATATGTCTTCAATTAGATTAGATGTTAGAGGAGCTAGTAAAGCGGAAGAAAGAAATGGAAAAGAAGGAATACCAGTAAAAGTTACAGTAAAGAAAAATAAAACAGCTCCACCTTTTAGGCAAACTGAATTATTTTTAGTATTTGGAGAAGGGTTTGATGAAGTAGCAGATTTATTAGAAACTGCTTTACAAGTAGGTATTATAGAAAAAGCAGGAGGGTGGTATTCTTACAAAGCAATTAAGGAACAAGGATTTGATAATTTTTGCGATAAACTACGAAAGGATAAAGATTTAATGAAAATAATTAGAACGACTCTATCAGAAATTAAAACTTAACCATATTAATTATGTTATCAACAGAGGATTTAGAGTCTCAAGATTCTATTCAAAAAAGGAAAGAAACTTATTCTGAAAAGGAAATTAAAGAGCAAGCAGATAAAACCCTTACACAATTAGATTTGGGTAAAATAGGTATAGTTTTCAGTCCTACTTCTTCAGCTATGCTAAAAAAAGGATTAGATTGTATAAGAGATAATTTACAAAATATAGATTATGGGGTAGTTGTAGTAGTACAAAAAGATATTATATTAGAGGAACACAGGCAAGAAAAGGCGAATGTTAAATTTATAGAAACTCCTAAAGTAGATGTATTTGCTAAAAAGAATATAGGGAGACAGTTAATAAATACTGATATTAAATATATTTTATTTATAGATACATTATCTTATATAGATGTTGATGATTTTGAGATTACAGAGAATTTGGTTAAAGCTAGAATTGCTCCTTTGCATTTAGAGCCTACATGTGGAGTAGTTGGCGAAATGTCTTCCCAAACTTTATCAGAAGAAATTGTAGAAGATATTATAGGCTCTCTTTCTAAGAAAGTTAATTTTAATAGAGATGTTTATACTGAAAGATGTCTTACTGAAGATGGTAGGCTTAGATTTGCTGAAGCTAATTCAATGGCTGTAACAGTAAGTATTTGGGATTTATTCGGGGGTTTTAATATAAAAGACCAATATCCAAGTATTGAATATTGTTTAAGACTTCAATTATTAGGCTACAAAATTATTTTACAACAATTAAATGAAAGATAAACAAACTAATAAAGACGGCAAAAGCCCTATTAAAGTAGAATTAATTGGTAAGCAATTAGGTATTTCAATTAGTTCTATAAAAGCGGCTAATGTAGTATGTAACAAAACATATATAGAAAAAAATACTCCTAGAAAGAAAATTAAAGTTTTATGGTATTCAGATTTTTTACGTCCTACAGGATTTGGTAATGTAGCTGAAGAAATACTTACTCGATTAAAAGCTACAGGAAAATATGAGTTTACAGTATTAGGGATAAACTATAATGGAGTTCCTTATAATACTCCCGATAGTGAATATTATCATTTGAAAGATATTAAAGTATGGCCCGCATTTTCTAAACCAGGAGATAATTTATTTGGGTATAATAAACTTAGAGAATTATTAGTAGAAGAAGAATATGATATTTTCTTTGCTTTACAAGATTCATTTAATATGATTCCTCTTAAAGGAGATTTAGAAAATATTAAAAAACGTAAAGATTTTGCTTATATATTTTATTTCCCTATTGATGGTAATATTAAAAGAGATTGGGTTGAGCATGGTATTAAGGTAGCTGATTTTCCAGTCACTTATACAGATTATGGTATAAGTAAAGTGAATAAATTATGTTCTTCTATAAAATTAAGTAAGATGTATCATGGAGCGGATTTAGATAAATTTAAACCTTTTGATACCGAAGTAGATAGAAAGAAATTTAGAGCAAAATTTTTCGGTAAAGACGCAGTAGATGATTTTATTATTGTTAATGTTAATAGAAATCAAAGAAGAAAAGATTTACCTAGATGTGTATTTGCATTTCAAGATTTTTGTGAAAAGAATCCAAAAATTCCTGCAAGATTATATTTGCATTGTTTAGGTAACGATAGTGCAGGATATAATCTTATTGACTTAATAAGGGAAAACATACCTAGACATATTGCAGATAGAATAGCTATGCCTTCAGCTCATATATTTGGAGAAGGAGGGTATCCAGTAGAAATACTTAGTAAAATATATGCTTCAGCAGATATAGTTACTTCAACTACTACAGGTGAAGGTTGGGGATTATGCTTACATCCTGAAAGTATGATTAAAACTTCTAATGGGTATAAAGAAATTAGTAGTATAAAACAGGGAGAAAAAGTTTTAACTCGAAAGGGGTATAAAGAGGTAGTAGATAAAA